TCAACACACAGTTCCTGACGCATTTGTGCGTTAGATACTAGTGGTCGTATCATTCTGAACGGAGAGATTGTCAATTTGAATATCCTCCTTTCCTCCATGGAGAGTTTATCTTTGATACCCTCAAAGATTGCCTTCATGAAATCGAATGGGAAGTTATCCGTTGATTTTTTCAGATCAGACGAGTGGGTTATATCGTATTCCTCTAGTTTAGGCAAGAAGCCCTTCAAGAATCTAATACGATTTTCTCCTTTTAGCCTGAATTCAGTCCTTGGATCAGACTTTAGTTTACTAAAGAGTGCTCTTCGGATTGGTTCTGCTAAAAAGTTGAGGAATCCTGTGGTTATACTAGGTATCCTAGCTTTCCCACCTAATTCCTTTATCCCAATCGGCATCAGCGGAAGATGTAAGTCCAACTCCTTGCAATCTGGTCCTATACAGGTATCAGTGTGTTCAAGGAATGGTCGGAGGATGTCTCGAGAGAGCGCATCCACAAACTCATTATTGATTTTGGTCTTCCTAGTGATGCTACCAGGTTCTGTGAGTATCGGTTCGAAGTTGGTGAGGAATTGCTTGATAAACAAGAACTCTTCACTAAGGTCATCGACCTCACAGTATTTCAGTGCCTGATAGTACTCCGACACCAGTCCGGCGAAACCTCCATCGGATCTCGACCGTTCAAAGGTGGCTGAGCTACTAAGGTGGCCTCTCCCCTGGATTTTTATGTCCTTATAGTAGAGTTCAGACCATTGCTTCACACTGTGAAAACGGTGGTGGGTGAGAGTCTTAAATTCTCTTCTAAAGGACTCGTAAGTCTCCTGGGCAGCTGCTTGCACAAACTCATTGGATGGGTATGGCAAGGACCTTCCTAGGAACCCAAGTGTCGCCAGTGAGTAATTATCGATGAACCATCTTTCATTGGTCTCGGTAAAGTACTCAGAGTGTGATAACTCAGGGTCGGGAGAACCTTTATTTCTTCTTAGAAAATCGAGGATTAGAACGCATAGGTGGTTTTCATCCGAGTGACGCTTTAGTCCCTTCTGCCAGATTACTCTTATTTGAGCAGAAGCGGTCTTCGCGTACTGGATTATTCCATCGTGGCCTAATTCGACGTGTTTTTCTATCAGATGCTCTATTATCTCTCGGATAATAGAGAATTGGTAGTTCTCACTTTCGTTGGCAAGATTGTAGAACCGCATTTTAGTCTGTCCTCGGGACATACAAAGTGCGGTAGTGACACTCTCCACTACTCCTCCCAAAGCTCGGAAGGATGCTTGGACCTCCCTCTCCCGCTCTCTAACCTTTAATTGTTCGAGAGGGGGAAGAGAGAGGTATTTCTCATGCTCTCCCGATTTAGGAGAGCAAGCGGTCAAGGAGCTTCTCGATAATTTTATCAAGACCCCTTGATCCGCCACCAACCTTGGTTGGTTGAGGATTCTGACCTCCCTTCTTTTTCTTAGCTCCGGAGGGTCGGACTGAGGGTTGGCTTTTAGGGGGATTACCTCCCTTCCGACCCTTATTCCGACCCTTGTTAGTTTCACTGTCGGAAGTAGTGGAGACCTGCTTTGAAAGCATTTTCTCTACCTCATCGGCGGTGATCTTTTTCTGGGCTGAAAGAACTTTAACCTTGAATGTCAAGGAACCCTTCGCTTTCGACTTCAAAAGTCGTTTAACGTGTGG